TATTGTGGAAAAGAAAGCGTCTGGCGCACCACTTATATATGAGCTTCGGGCGATGGGTATACCGGTACAGGAATATACCCCAAGCAAAGGTAACGACAAAATCAGCAGATTAAACTCGGTCTCTGATCTGTTTCAATCAGGAATGGTTTGGGCACCCGAGACCCGCTGGGCAGAAGAAGTAGTTGATGAAGTGGCGTCGTTCCCCGCAGGGGATCATGATGACTTGGTGGATGCAACAACACTGGCGTTGATGCGGTTTAGAAGCGGTGGCTTTGTAAAGTTGCCAAGTGATGAACCAGACCCAATCAAACTTTTCAAAAGCAAACGCAACGCAGGATACTACTGATGGTTACACAGAAGTTTATGGGCAAGAATCAGTTGATCGACCGTCTAGCAGCACAGGTTGGGTCAAGGGATACGGCTGTAAATATTTTGCAGCAGCGTGGGCATCTTAAAGCGGATGGGAAAACCTTTACTGCGGAAGGTGCAAAACGTAACGCCATGACCGCTGAAGAACGGGCAAAAGATCGGGCTTCTAAGAAGACCGGCGCACCTGTATCAGCGTTTAAATATAATCCAAAAACTAACTTTGCTTCAAGGAAAAATCATGGCAATAGATAAAGCTCTCTACCAAGCGCCGCAAGGACTTGAAGCAATTGCTGCGGAACCAGACTTAGAAATTGAGATTGAAGACCCGGAATCGGTAAAGATTAATGGTGAAGAAATTACGCCTCCCAAAGAGGGTGATGGCTTTGATGACAACATTGCCGAAGAGATGGGTGAGAATGAACTTCAGACCCTAGCCTCAGACCTGTTGGGGGACTATGACACTGATCTAACTTCTCGCAAAGATTGGTTGGATGTATATGTTAAAGGTTTAAAACTGCTTGGTTTGAAGCATGAAGACAGGACTGAGCCGTGGCCCGGAGCTTGCGGCGTCTTTCACCCCATGCTAATGGAGAGTGCGGTTAAGTTTCAGTCCGAGACCATCATGGAGACTTTCCCTGCGGCTGGGCCTGTACGTACAAAGATCATAGGCAAAGAAACACCGGAGAAGAAAGAAGCAGCTTTCCGCGTTGAGCAGGACATGAATTATGAATTGACGGATGTGATGCGGGAGTATCGGCCCGAGCATGAGCGTCTTCTTCTGTCTTTGTGTCTGGCGGGTAATGCCTTTAAAAAGATTTACTTTGACCCTTCACTGGACAGGCAAACGGCTGTTTTTATCCCCGCAGAGGATATTGTAGTGCCGTATGGCGCAACAAACCTTGAGACCGCAGAACGTGTCACGCACCGGATGCGGAAAACCGCAAACGAACTTCGCCGCCTTCAGGTTGCTGGGTTCTATCGGGATATTGATCTAGGTGACCCCGTGATGGTGATGGACGAGGTTGAGAAAGAAAAGGCCAGAGAACAGGGTTTTAGTGCTACGGTAGATAACCGTTTTCAGATTCTTGAAATGCACGTTGATCTTGATTTGGCAGGGTATGAGGATGAAAAAGACGGCGAGATGACGGGTATTGCCTTGCCGTATGTAGTCACCATTGAGAAAGGCACCAATACAGTTTTGTCTATCCGCCGCAATTGGTTGCAGGATGACAAGCTGAAGTTCCGTCGTCAGCACTTTGTCCACTACGGCTACATCCCCGGTTTTGGCTTCTACTACTTTGGTTTGATCCATTTAATTGGTGGTCACGCTAAAGCGGCTACGTCACTGATGCGGCAGTTGGTGGATGCCGGAACCCTGTCTAACCTTCCGGGCGGATTGAAGGCCCGTGGAATGCGGATTAAAGGCGATGACACGCCAATAGCTCCGGGTGAATTTAGGGACGTTGACCTGCCGTCAGGGGCCATTCGGGACAACATTCTTCCATTGCCATACAAAGAACCAAGTCAAGTATTGGCTGGGTTGATGGACAAGATTGTTACGGATGCTCAACGCTTTGCAGCTACGGCTGATTTAAATGTCAGTGATATGTCGGCGCAAGCTCCGGTTGGAACAACGCTGGCTATTCTTGAGAGAGCTTTGAAGGTGATGAGCGCAGTTCAGGCGCGTATTCACTACACGATGAAGCAAGAGTTTCGTTTGTTGGCGGGGATTATTCGGGACAACACGCCAAAAGATTACTCGTATCAGCCTGAAGTTGGAAATAAATCGGCTAAACAAGCTGACTACGATCAGGTAGATGTGATTCCGGTAGCAGACCCAAACGCTTCAACAATGAGCCAGCGGGTTATTCAGTATCAAGCGGTAATGCAATTGGCTAAAGATGCGCCTCAATTGTATGACTTGCCTACATTGCACAGGCAGATGATAGAAGTTCTTGGGGTTAAGAACGCTGCCAAACTTGTGCCAACGGTAGAGGATATGACCCCGGTTGATCCTGTAACTGAAAACATGGACATCTTGCGTGGCAAGCCGGTCAAAGCATTCTTGATACAAGATCATGAGGCGCACTTGGCTGTTCATATGTCAATGGCACGCGACCCTAAAATTATGCAAATTGTTGGTCAAAACCCGCAAGCACAAGCTTTGCAAGCCGCCGCAGCCGCGCACGTTATGGAACACGTTGCCTTCCAGTATCGCAAAGAGATAGAGAAGATGTTGGGCGCGTCGTTGCCACCGATGAAAGACGAAAACAAAGACGCAGAAGATGCCAAAGTGTTGCCACCAGAGATTGAAGCGCAACTTGCACAACTTGTGGCTCAAGCTGCCGCAAAACTGCTTCAAAAGAACACCGCTGAAGCTCAACAGCAACAAGCTCAACAACAAGCAAAAGACCCGCTTATCCAGATGCAACAGCAAGAACTTCAGATCAAACAATCTGAGGTTCAGCGCAAAGCTAAAAAAGACGCAGATGACATGGCGGCAAAGCAAGCTGAAGTACAACGTAAAGCACGTAAAGACGCTGCGGATGCTGCTGCCAAAGCAGATGATATACGTTTGAGAGAAATAGAGATTAAGAACCGGCAACAAATAGAAGGCACAAGGATGGGGATTGATATTGCAAAAAATCGTGAGCAATTAGCACACCAACAACAAGCTCAACAATCCAAAGAGGAGCCTAAAGCCTAATGAATTACGCTAATGAGATTGAATACATTGAATCAAAACTCAATGAACGGCGCATAGAGATAGAACAACACCTTGGACGGGGTGTCGCAAAAAGTTACGACGAGTATCAAAAACTTTGTGGAGTCATTCAGGGTCTTGACTACGCAAAGCAAATCCTATTAGACCTTGCACAACGTATGGAGATAGACGCAAATGAGTGAAATACTGATCGGTCAGAATCCAGATAAACCGGAGCAATCTACCGTTCTGCCTGAAACACAAGAAGCAAAAGCAAAGCAACTCCCGCAACCATCTGGGTATCACATACTTTGTGCAATCCCTGAGATTGACGGAACTTACGAGAGCGGTCTTGTTAAAGCAGATGTCACCATGTCGCATGAAGAACGCCTGACTACGGTGCTGTTTGTTGTTTTGCTTGGCCCAGATTGCTATAGGGACAAGAAGCGGTTCCCCAGCGGGCCGTGGTGTAAACAAGGTGATTTCATTCTGGTACGTCCAAATACGGGTTCACGGATCAAGATTCATAACCGCGAATTTCGCATGATTAGTGATGACATGGTTGAAGGTGTCGTTGAAGACCCACGCGGCATAGCTCGCGCATAAGGAGAAACACATGGCTGAAGAAACGTATAAGTTTCCCGATGAAATAGAAGAACCCAAGATAGAAGTTACTCAAGAACCAGATTTAGAAGTAGAGGTTGTTGACGATACCCCGCCGCAGGATAAGGGGCGGGAAAAAATGCCTCAAAAGATCGTAGAAGAGTTGGAAAAAGACGATCTGGAAGAGTATTCGGATAAGGTAAAAACCCGCCTAGCCCAGATGAAAAAAGTCTGGCACGACGAGCGCCGTGAGAAAGAGGCCGCTACGCGTGAGCGGGAAGAAGCTCTGCGTTTGACTCAAGCATACGCAAGTGAAAATAAACAATTAAAACAAAGACTTGGGCAAGGTGAACGGCTATTTGTGGACGAGGTTACCAAATCCGCTAATACGGAGTTGGCGTCAGCAAAAGAGCGGCTTAGACAGGCGTATGAGTCAGGCGATGGGTCTTTGATCGCGGATGCTCAAGAAGCCATGACGGATGCCAAACTTAGGCTACGGGATTATCAAAACTATAGACCCTCTTTACAACCGGAAGAAAGTAGTGTAGAAACGCAACAACAGACTCAAACAGCGCCGCGAGTTCTTGATACCAAAGCCGAAGCATGGCGGGAAAAGAATACTTGGTTTGGTGCTGATCCGGAGATGACTGCCTCCGCCCTTGGGCTGCATGAAAAGCTAGTCCGTTCTGGTGTAGACCCTCGTAGTGAGGATTATTACCAGCGTGTCGATGCAACAATGAGGAAGAGATTCCCCGAGTATTACGAGGAAGAACAACCTCAATCACGGGAAACAGAGGCTGAGACCAAAGACTCAGAACCTAAGTCCCCGCGCAAAGCAGCCAGTAATGTAGCTCCAGTAACGCGGTCTACCGCGCCTAGGCAAGTAAGATTGACAGCAACGCAAGTTAATCTCGCTAAAAAACTTGGTTTGACTAATGAAGCGTATGCGCGTGAATTGATGAAATTGGAGAATATAAATGGCTGAACAAAATCGTCTCGCTCGTGAGTTGGAAACTCGTGTAACTACGCAGCGCAAAACGCACTGGACACAACCCGGAGGCTTGCCTACACCTGAACCGCAGGATGGCTATTCCTTCAGGTGGATACGGACGGCTCTTCTGGGTCAATTTGACCCCACGAACACGTCTGCAAAACTTCGGGAAGGTTGGGAACCTGTTAAAGCGGAAGAACAGCCGCATATGCACGTTTTTGCTGACCCACAGAGTAGATTTAAAGGCAATATCGAAATTGGTGGGCTTTTGCTGTGTAAGATTCCTAAAGAATTTATGGAACAACGCGCAGCGCATTTTCAAAAAGCGTCCAATGATCAGATACAGGCCGTAGATAACAGCTTCATGCAACAGAATGATGCACGGATGCCGCTTTTTAGTGAGCGTAAATCCTCAACGTCGTTCGGTCGTGGGGCTAAATAACTTAATTTTAGGAGTTCTAAATGGCTTATCCTACTGTTTCAGCGCCGTACGGGTTGAAGCCTGTAAACCTAATAGGTGGACAGGTATTCGCTGGTGCAACCCGCCAGATGGAAATTGCAAGTGGCTATGCTACGAGCATTTTCTATGGTGATGTAGTAAAACGTGTTTCTGGTGGAACAATCGAGAAGGACGCAGGCACAGCAACCGCCACTCCCGCCGGTATTTTCCTAGGTGTTCAGTTTACCAATGGTTCAACTGGTCAAGTCCAGCAACAACAATTTTATCCGGCAAGTCAGTCTATCAAGTCTGGCACAAAGATATTTGCAGTTGTTGCGGATGATCCTGATACGTTGTTTCAAGTCTCTGTAGTTTCTAGCGGAACGACTATTTCTGGTGTCGGTATTACTGCCATTGGGAATAACGCCGAGTTGGTTCAGAACGCTGGTTCAGCAACCACTGGCAATTCCGCAGTGGCTA